TATGATGATAATGATACTGCTACAACTTTTGCAAGTTCTAATTATTATGTAGATAGTGCTAAACAACCTGCAAGAATAGTTTTAAGAACAGGTGAAACATTCCCAACAGCACTAAGAGTAGCCAATGCTATAGAAGTTCAATACATTGTAGGTTATGCAAGTGCTAACGCTGTTCCTGAACCAATTAAATTCTCTATTTATCAAGTATTAACCTATTTGTATGAACATAGAGGGGATATGTATGAAGGTAAAACATCATTACCTGCTACAGCAACTAGATTACTAGCACCCTATGTAGTTTATAGCGGTTTAGGTAGTTCTAAACTCATGTCAATTGGATAATGAGTCAAGTAGGTCAGTTAAGACATCAAATCACCCTTCAAGGTCAAGGTACTACTAGAGATAGTGGTGGTGGTATTAGTTCAGGTTGGTCAAGTATTGCTTCAGTATACGCTGATATAAAGCCTAAAAGTGGAAAAGAGGTGTATGCACAAGGCAAGTTAGTTGGAAGCGTGTCCCACGAGATTACAGTGCGTTACAGGACTGATATTACCAACGCTTCAAGGATAAGTTTTGACAGCAAACTCTTTAACATAAGAGCCATTATAAATGTTGATGAAAGAGATAGATTTTTAAAACTTCTTTGTGAAGAAGGAGTTGCAACGTGAGTATTGATTTAAAAATTACAAACCTAAAAGCATTTAATAAAAAATTAAATAAAAGACTTACAGATAACAAAGTTAAAGAATATGTAACTCGCGGTACTTTGATGGTGCAAAATACAGCTAAAGAAAGCATTTTAAAAGGTGGCACAGGTAGATTATATGAAAAGTATGAGCCAAGAAGAAGCCATAGAGCATCAGCACCTAATCAACCACCTGCTAGTGATACAGGGTTTCTAGCAAGTCAAATTACAATGAATGTTGATGTGAAGGCTAATGGCACAGTTGTTGGTCAAATAATATCAGCAGCACCTTATTCTAAGCATTTAGAGTTTGGAACTACTAATATGACTGAAAGACCTTTTATGCAACCTGCATTACAAAAGAATAAAAGAAAGATAGAAGCATTATTTAAAAAAGGCATACTAAAATGAGTATTGGTCAATTTGCACTACAAACAACTATATACAGCACTCTATCTACTGATAACACCCTAACATCAACTTTGGGTTCAGGAGTGTATGACGAAGTTGTGGAAGGTGCTACATACCCTTTTGTGTCATTAGGTGAAGAAACAGCTATTGATTATGGCACTAAAAATGAAAATGGTGGCGAAACTACTATAAATATTCACATATGGTCACAATACAAAGGTGCTAAAGAAACAAAACAAATAATGGACAGAATTCACGATTTATTGCATGATAGTAACTTAACAGTTATTGGATTTAATCTGATTAACCTTAGATTTGAATTTAGTGATATACTAAGAGACCCAGACGGTGTTACTAGACATGGAGTCATGCGATTCCGAGCAATAATATTAGGAACAAACTAATTTATAGGAGAAAAAAATGGCAGCACAAAAAGGTAAAGATGTTTTAATAAAAATAGACGATTCAGGTAGTTATGAAACTATTGGTGGTCTAAGGTCATCTTCAATAACATTAAATGATGAATCAGTTGATGTTACAACAAAAAGCAGTAGTGGTTACAGAAATTTATTAGCAGGAGCAGGTGTAAATAGTATCAGCATAAGTGGTTCAGGTGTTTTTACAGATGATACTCAAGAAGGAAATTTAAAAGATGCTTATTTAGGTCAATTACAATTTCAAGCAGATGGCACTACAGCTAATACACCTGCATTTACAAATTTTGAATTTATAGTACCTGACTTTTTTAAATTCACAGGTGCATTTCAAATTACATCATTAGAATATGCAGGTGAATACAATGGAGAAGCAACATATTCAATGTCTTTTGAATCAGCAGGTATTATTGTAGTATCAGCGGCATAAGATGTCTTGGAATAAAGTACATATTGATGTTGGTGGTGAAACTGTAAATGCTTATTTAAAACATGATGAATCACAACTTGAATGTAAAAATATAATTGAAGTTGGAGATAGCATTAAAGTTAATAAGAAAGAATATACAGTTTTATCTTCATCTGTTGATTACACTAGAGATTTATTAACAATTAATCTTGCAAAGGCAAGTAAACCTAAAAAGGAGAAGAAGTCAGATGGCAAATCCACTAAAGGGTGAAGTATTAATAACCCTAAATAAAGAAACTTATAAATGCAGACTTACAATTGATGCGTTAGTAAGAATAGAAGATGAACTTGATAAAGGCATTTTGGAATTAGCTACTGCCATTGCTGATGCTAAAGTGCGTATCAGAACTCTAATTGTTGTTATGAGATATGCTTTAAGAGGTGGTGGTAATGATTTTGATGATAAAAAAGTCGGTGAAATCATATCAAGCGTAGGCATAGTAGTAGCATCAACCGAAGTAGCTAAACTCTTAGTTGCAACATTAACCGATAATGACTCAGACGAGGAAGATAAAAAAAAAGAAAAAGTAGCATGAATCCAGTCAGCATCAACTGGGCAGATTATGTAAAAATCTGTATTGGTATGATAAACATGAGACCTAATGATTTTTGGAATCTATCTCCTCGTGAAATGTATTTAGTTATAAAAGGTTTTAAAGAATTTAACAGCACAGAAGAAAAAGAAGAACCTATGGATTCAAATAGGTTAGAAGAAATGATGGAGCTATATCCTGATGGCTAGTGGAAAAACAATAGATGAATTAGTCATTGAAATTAAAGCTGATACTAAACAGCTACAAAAAGATTTAAAACAAATACAAGGCAAGATTAGAGTTACAGGTGCTGTAGGCGGTGCTGCTTTTGGTGGTATGGCAGCATCTTTAAAAAGTATTCGTGGTCCAGCATTAGGAGTAGCAGCAGGTATAGCAGCAATAGTCTTACCAATGAAAGCAATAGCAGGTGTTGGAGCACAATTTGAAGATTTAAAAGATTCATTAGACCAAGTATTTGGTAGCATGGAAGCAGGTGATGCAGCTATGCAAAAAGTTTTCACTTTTGCACAAACAACACCATTCCAAATAGAAACTGCAACTAAGGCATTTATAGCACTTAAATCAGCAGGTATAGAACCAAGCATGGATATGTTACAGACATTTGCTGATACTGCGTCTGTTTCTGTAGACCAATTAGGAACATTTGAAGCACTTATAAGAATGGTACAAAGGTCAGCTTCAGGTGGCATGGGTCTAGAAGAATTAAATATGATATCCGATAGAGGTATAGATGTTCTTGGTATTCTTGGTGATAAATTAGACTTAACTAAAGATGATATAGCTAAGTTTGGTAAAACTGCTGAAGGTGCTGCTGAAATGGTGAAAGCATTAACAGAAGGTCTTAATGAAAAGTTTGGTGGTGCTATGGAGTCTAAAATGGATAACCTTAGTACAAAAACTTCTAATATGGTTATTGCTTTTAAACAACTTGGTGATGAAGTTTTTAAAAGTGGTCTTGGTGATTTTCTAAAAAATATGGCGGATAGATTAACTGATATGGCAAATGCTATAGGCAAAACAGTTAGAAGGCTCAGAGGTGATATCACTGTAGCAGATGTCGGCATTACAGAAACAGACCCACAGAAACAAGCTAATTTGTTACAAGACCAAATTGATGCAGATAAGGCTAGAGCAGATTCTATGGCAAACAATATGCCTATGAAAGATGAATTAGTTTTATCACATATGACTAAGTTATTAAGGTTGCAACAAGATATAACAAACAAAGAAACATTAAGATTAGGAATCTTACAAGGTATTGAAGAAACTACCAAGAAAACAGTTGACATAAAGGAATTTGAAGCAGGAAGTATTGATGGATTAATTGATTTTCAGTCAACATTTAAAAAATTAGTAGAAGATACGATACCTGAAACACAAAAATTACAAGACCAAATAGATTATATAAAAGGTCTAATGGAAACACCTAATGAAGAAGATATGAAAGGTATTATGGCTTTTCTTGGTGTAAAAGATGCAAGTGAATTACAAAATGTTGTTACACATTTAGAAAAAGTTAAAAAAGAATTAGAAGAAACTGGTGAAGTAACAGATGAATTAGCTTTGATATTAGAAAGTGCTGCTGACCAATTTGCTAATGATTTTATCAATGCACTTCAAGATGGTGAAAATGCCCTAGTATCATTTAGAAACTTGGTTGGAGATATGATTCAACAAGTAATAGCTGAGTTCTTAAAAATGCAAGTTATTAAACCTATGATGAATGCTTTATTTACTGCTGTTGGCTTACCAACAATTCCTATGGATTCTTCAGCAGGTGGTGGAACAATACAAGGTAATAGAGCCACATTAGTTGGTGAACGTGGTCCTGAAATATTTGTACCTAATACTGGTGGAACTATTATGAATAATATGAATAGCAAAAATGCTATGGGTGGTGGTGGAACTACAGTCATAAATCAATCAATCAATTTTGCTACAGGCATAGTACCTACTGTAAGAGCAGAAGTAACGAAAATGATGCCACAAATAGCCGATGTAACTAAAGCAGCAGTACAAGAAGCAGCTATGCGTGGCGGTACATTTAGAAGGAGTCTAGTAGGTGGCTAAGATAGTAACAATGCCAAGTACACCTAATTTTATTAGGAGTAATTTTGTTTTAAGACGTGCAGTAGGTAGTGTTGCTTCACCCTATACAGGTAAAGTTAGAACACAAGAATATGATGGTGTTTACTGGGAAGCTACAGTCAATTTACCACCTATGCGTAGAGATGTTGCTAAAAATTGGCAATCATTTCTTTTAGAACTTAATGGTCCTGTAAATCATTTTAAATTTGCAGACCCTGATGCTTTAGTAAATCAAGGCACATATAATGGAACTGATTTAAAAGCAAAAGATAGAATAAACGCAACTAATATTGAATTAGATTTTACCTCAGCAACACAAACAATATCTGCACCATCTAATACAACACCTTTTGCTAATGCAGTTGAAGGAGACTTTATAGTAGTTACTGGTTCAGCTTATCCTGAAAACAATGGAACACATAAAATAACTACAAAAACTAATGCTTATACAGTAGTCGTGGAATCTGAATCAGGTGGTTTAATAACAGAAGCAGATAAAACAGGATGCACAATAAAATCTAATCAAAAAGGTGCTACAGGAATTAATTTATCAGCAAGTTCTAACAGTGCTACAGGAACTATAAAAAAAGGCGATTATTTACAAATAACAGCAAGTTCAACAGCAGGTGGAAATCCTATTCAATATGTAATGGCTACAGATGACGCTACATTAAATGTGATAGCAGGTGAAGATACTTATGCTGTAAAAATACAACCCAAGTTAAGAACTGTTATCACAGAAAATAATTTAATAAGATTTGCTAGTCCAAAAGGTTTGTTTAGATTAACAACAAATTCTGTTGACTGGGATGCTGATAATATTTCAAACTATGGCATATCTTTTTCATGTATTGAGGTAGTTTAAATGTCTAATAGAGGTGGTATTGATAGTTCAATTACAAGCTACCTTGAAGCTGACCATCAAGTATTATTCCTAGCAGTAAAAGCTGAATTTGATTCAGAAACCATTAGATTATGGTCAGGTGATTATGACCTTATAATAGATGGTGGAACATATACTGGTGTTGGTACTTTATTGTCTATATCAAACATTGAAGATACTTTAGAATTAAAATCTAGTGGATTATCTGTAGCTTTGGCAGGTATGGATACGACTGTTCTTGATTTAGCACTTACAGAAAATTATCAAAATAGATTTATAACTGTTTATCTAGGATACCTCTCAGGGGGAACAGACACCACTGTAGGCACTATGACTTTATTTAAAGGTCGTATGCAATCAATGGTGATAAATGATGACCCTAATGGCTCTACAATTACTGTAGATGCTGAAAACAGACTAATAGATTTACAAAAACCATCAAACCTTAGATATACAAAAGAATCACAACAATTTATAGACTCTACTGATACTTGTTTTAACAGAGTTCAATCTTTACAAGATAAAGAAATTGTATGGGGCAGGTCATCTTCTAATACAGGCGGTGGAACTTCTCGTGGTGGCGGAAGTAAAGATACTGGTGAGAGACAAGATATAAGAGTACCACCACCAACATAATAATGATTAAGAAAGCAGATTGGAGTATAGAATTTGACCAGTTCATAACAAAGAACAGGTTTAAACCTTTTAAATGGGGTTCTTGGGATTGTTGTAAATTTTCTAATGCTTGTATAAAAGCTATAACAGGTGAAGATTTGATACCTAAAGAACTAAAATGGAAAAACGAAGCAGAAGCTATGAAATCAATTAAAGAATATGGTAAAACTCTTTCTAAAAGTATTGAAAAGGCTTGTAAAGCAAAAGGTGTACAAAAAATAGACAAAGCATTTATGCAAAAAGGCGATTTAGTGGTTTATAAAGAAGAATCAGAATTAGTTGGTATGTCAGATGGTGTAAAAGTTTTAACACCCTCAGATGACATGGTAGTAGCTAAACAAAATGTAGATATTATTTCTGTATGGAGAATACCTAATGGGTAAGGCAGTCAAAGCAGCTGTTAAAGTTTTTGTTATTACTTTTGCGATAACTACAGGTCTTGCTTTTGTTTTTCAAGGTGCAGGTCTTTTTGCATTAGGTCAATTTGGTGCAGCAGGTGCATTTTTAGGTGGTGTAAGTACGTTATCACTAGCAGCACTTTCAGCAGCATCAACACTTATTGGCGGTTTAATGTCAAAAGGCACACAAGCTACTGCTGAAAACTTTGGTACAAAAGTAGCAACAAGAACTTCAGCAGGACCAAGACAAATAATTTATGGTAAAGCTAGAGTTGGTGGAACAATAACCCATATAGAAACTTCAGGGACAGATAACTATAAGATATCTATGATTGTTGTTCTTGCAGGACACGAAGTAGAAAGTTTAGAAGAAGTATTAGTAAATGATACAAAATTAACAACAACAGTAAGCGGTGGTTTTAATTATGCTACAAATAGCAGATTTACTAATAGTGAAAATGAAAATAAATTTGATGTAAGCAGTTCATTACTAAGATATAGATTTTTAAATGGGTCACAATCTAGTGCTGATTCTACTATTACTAGCAACACATCCTTAGGAAATACTGATAAGTTCACAGGCATGGCTTATATGCTTATTGAAATGGTATTTGATTCAGAAGCCTTTGGCGGTGGTATTCCACCATTAGCTTTTGTTATTAAAGGTAAAAAAGTTTATGACCCAAGAACATCAACTACAGCTTGGTCAGATAATCCTGCTCTTTGTATTAGAGATTTTATAACAGACACAACTTATGGATTGAAAGCTACCTCTAGTGAGGTATTAGATACAACAGCAGTAGGTGGATTCTCATCAGCAGCAAATATTTGTGAAACACCTGCAGGAGCAATAACCACAGCTACAGTTAATGGTGCTGTAACAAGTTCAACAACATTAACAATAGATACTGCTTCAACAAACACACTTATAGATATAGGTCAAACAGTAACAGGTACAGGAATATCAAACTCACCGACTGTAATAGCTAGAAGTGGTAATTTAATTACTTTATCTTCTGCACAAACCATAGCAGATGGAGTAACTATTACATTTAATGAAGAACTGTATAAAGCCAATGGTATAACTAATATGACTGCGGATGGTGCAGGTGTAATACAAGGATTGTTAAGTTCTTGTGCAGGTAAGTTGTCATATATCAATGGAAAGTTTGTAATGTTTGCAGGTGCTTCTGTTACGCCTGATATGACAATAACAGATGATAATTTATTAGCACCAATTGCTATATCAACAAAAAATGCAAGTGGTGAGACTTATAACACGGTTAAGTCTGTTTATGTTGATGCTAATAATAATTATGTTGCAACTGATTCACCAGTTTATACAGATAGTACATTATTAAGTGCAGACACCCCAAGTGGAGAATCACAAGCTAATTATAGAAAGACTTTAGAAATACAGTTGCCATTTACTGATACAACTACAATGGCACAAAGATTACAAAGAACCTATTTATTACATACAAGGCAAGAAGTAAGTTTATCTGTTTTATGTAATATCGCTTTTATGCAATTACAACCTTTTGACTGGGTTTACTTAACAAATGAAAGATTAGGATATACCAACAAAACTTTTGAAGTTTTAAGCACAAATTTAGAAGTTATAGATACAGATGATGTTCCAATCTTAGCAACGAGACTCGCCCTTAAAGAGATTGATTCTTCTGTATATAGTTTTGCTTCAAGTAGTTATACAAACCCAATAGACGAAGGCTCAAGCGTTTCTACAGGTAGTTTTACAGTAACTGCACCAACCAACTTATCAGTATCAGCAACTTTAGTTAACACTGGTTATGATTTACAAGTTCAATGGACAAACAATACAGATGATTTAATACAAGGAACTGAAATCTTATATGGTACTGCTTCAGGTACATACATAAGTTCAGCTATAGCAGGTAAAGGTAAAACAAAGGAGATTATTCCTAATGTCAAACCTAATTCAACTTATTACATAGTAGCTAGACATTTTTCAGCAAATAACGTGTTTAGTGCTGTAACAAGTGAAGTCACTATCAATACTAATTCAGATGCAGGTATTACTACACCATCTGCACCAACTTCATTGTCTGCAACAACAGGTAAACCACTTAACATAGGATTATCTTGGACTAACCCTAATAATAGCGATTTAAGAGATATAAAAATCTATAGGTCAACCAGTTCAGGGTTCACACCTAATGACGGAACTAATTTAGTAAGAACAATAGCAGGTGTGCCAAGTGTTACTCAAAAAGTATCTTTTGGTATTGATGATGGATTAGTAGCAGGTACAACATATTATTTTAAAGTTAAAGCAGTAAGTTTCTTTGATAAAGAATCAAGTGCATCAAGTCAAACTAGTGGCTCATTTACTAAAGTAGAAGCAACTGATATTGACGCGATATTCTCAGGGTATTTCCATGTAGAAGGTTCAACGACTACAGCATTATCAGATTCAGCTTTTAATACAGCACACGGAAGATTACCAATTGAAGATGATATCTTAATTATGGTTAATACCAGTGCTTCACCTAAAGTATCTAAAGCCTATAAATATTCAGGTACTTCAGGAAGTGGTGGTTCTTTTGTAGAAATCACAAATTTCCAAACTGGTGATTTAGTTGTAGACGGAACTATCGCAGGTGCAAAAATAATAGCAGGTGATATCAATGCAGATAGAATTGAAGCAGGAACATTAACTTCTGCATCAGGTGTATTTGGTTCTATTAGTGCTAATGATATAGATACAGGTACTTTAAACGCAGCTAATGTAACTGTAAGTGGTGGTGATGTAACTATTAATAATTCAGGTATCACTATTAATGGTTCTTCATCATCAATCAATTTAGGTTCAGGTGCATTTACTGTATCTTCAACAGGTGTTATATCTGCTACTTCAGGTGAAGTTGGTGGCTTTACTTTAGGTGAAACATCTCTTACTAATACAGCAGCCGATTCTAAAATACAAATAGGTTCAGGCTCAGAAATATTTACTGTTGATGGTAATGGTATTTATTTAGGCAATACATCTTTTGCATCAGCTCCTTTTAAAGCACTTAATACTGGTGAAGTGCAAACAACAAAAAGTTTTACAGCAGGTGTTGCAGGTTCAGGCGAGATTGCAAAAATGGCTGGAACTGGTGACTACAGATTTTGGTCAGGTAATGAAGCACCAGCAAATGCAAGTTTCTCTGTAGATAAAGCAGGTAAAGTTATTGCTAAAAACTTAGTATTAAAACTAACAGATGGAACAGTATATTTTGATTCAGAAACTGGTTTTAGTAATTCAGCTTTATCGCAAATATCCTTAACAACAGGAACAAAAGTTTCTACAGTATCTAGTACTTTTGATGCAGATACAGAATACGAAGAAATTACAGTAACAGAAGATACAGATGTTGATGTTTCAGTAAGTATTGATACAAACTTTGGTGGTAATAGTGATGATAGTTCTACTAATACAGCTATAGATGAATCAGAAGCAGAAATACCTGAAAACTTTACTTTAACAATACAACATTCAAGTGATGGCGGCTCTAACTATACAACTGTTGTTACAGACACATTTACAAGAGTTAATGATAGATTAAACCCTAAAACCACACCTGATGCAGATGAATATAAAATAAATACTGAAACTGAACAATTATTTATTGGTGGTCAAGGCGGTGTCATAATTATTGC